AACAATGGGCAATGGTAATGTGAGAACATACCTACCAGGTATGCACACTTTTACTATCTCAGGCGATGTATTTTTTGACGGAGCAGACACAGTTCAAGCAAAGATCGACGAATTAGTTTCAAAAACAGGTGATGAAACACTGGCAACTTTTGAAGTATATCCATCAGGTGACGGTGCATCTGAAACACCTGCCAACACTAAATTTTCTGGATCTTGCATCATAACAAGTTTCTCAATCACATCATCAGTTGATGGTATGGTAGAGGCTTCGTTTGCGGCACAAGGATCTGGTGCATTAACATTGGCACAATTATAATTGTAGGTGTTTCTGTGTTACTAAAAGCAAGACTGGCTGGCAAGCTGGATCTCAGACAATTGGAAAATCAGTTTGATGAGCTGTTGAAAAAAATATCTCAACGAACAGTATCCATAGCACGAGAAGAAACACCTATAAGAACAGGAAGAGCCAGAAGAGGCTGGACTGAAAGGTCCAATGATTCAGGATTTTTTGTTCAAAATTCGGTGCCCTACATAGAACAACTAGAAAGAGGTCGTTCTAAACAAGCACCCAAAGGCATTACTAAACCAACAGTCAGGAGAGTGACTGGTATTATAAACAAACAGAGGAGAATATCACGATGACTCAATCGGTACTGGACAAAGCCAAACAGCATTTTGCTGAACAGATTGGCGGAGAACTTTTAAAAACACACATCAAAGAATGGAATACGGACATATACTATAAAACTATTTCATCGATGAGAACAGAGAGCAAAATTATGGCTCTCACACAACAAGGTAAGACAGCAGAAGCTCTGGTAGAAAGCATTGTGCTGAAATCATTTGATCAAAATGGTCAAAGACTTTTCAGAGAAGCAGACAGAGTGACATTGTTGAACGAAGCAGACCCTAAAGTGTTGGTAGCATTGGCAACTACACTGAACAATGCTTCAGATATGTCAATGGAGGCTATCGAAAAAAACTTGTAAGGGACAGAGACATGTACAACATGTTCTCACTTGCTGATTATTTGAAAGTTCCGCTTTCGTCAGTATTGGAAATGTCCCATATAGAGTTCATGGGGTGGTTTGCTTACTTAAAATTGAAACACAAGGAGCAAAAGAAACAAGATGGCCGTCAAAGAACAAATAATACTAGAAGGGGTAGATAAAACCTCCGCCGCCTTTAGAGGTGTAAGAAACAACTTAAAAGGAGTTGAACAATCTTCTAAAAGCCTAGGCAACAGTTTTAGTTCATTACAAAAAACTTTGGTTGGCATTGGTGCGGCTTTGGCAACCGGTGGATTTGCTCGTGGTGTAATTGCAACCAGAGCCAGATTTGAAGACCTCAGAACATCACTGACATCAGTGACAGGGTCAGCTGAAGCAGGTGGTAAGGCATTTGACTTCATTACCAAATTTGCTACAAGAACACAATTTTCAGTTGAAGATCTTTCAACTGCTTTTATCAAATTAAAAGCTTCTGGTATTGAACCCTCAGAAGAATTATTAACTCTATTCACAGACACAGCGGCCATAACCACAGACCAAATTGGATCTTTGGAGGCAGTCACAGACTTGTTTGCCAGAACAGTTGGCGGTGGTCTAGGACTGGAAGAGATTGAAAGACTGGGAGACAGAGGTGTTCCTGTATTAAGAATATTAAAACAAGAACTTGGTTTAGCCAGAGAAGACATATCAGAATTTGGTAAATCAGCAGAAGGTGCCAGAAAACTAACTGAAGCATTTGCAAGAGGTATCAGAAAAGAATTTGGTGGTGCCACAGAAAACTTACTAGGCAATCTAAATGTACAGTTCTCAAACCTAGGTATTGCTTTCAGAACAGCACAAGATCAAATTGGTGGAGGTCTATCACCAGCACTCAAAGATGTAACAAAAAGTTTAACCGAAGCACTAGAAACAAATGAAAAATTATTTGTATCAATTGGTGAAGCATTAGGTAGTGCCATAACTGGCACAGCCAAAGCAGTTGGATTCCTAGCAGACAACTTTGCCATTCTCAAAGCATTAGGTATAGGTGTATTGGTTGCCAAAGCCACAACAGGATTTATAAGACTGGCCGCGGCAATTAGAGCAACTGGTATAGCCGCCATTGCCGCTGGTAGAGCCATGGGCAAGGCAGGTTTCTTGGGTATAATATTAGGTGTGGTTGCCGCTGTAGCAGAATTATCCGGAGCATTAGACTTCCTAGCTGACAAATTCAAAGCACCACTTGATCCTGTAGACACTTTGTTAGACGGTATCATGAGAATCAACAAAGAATTTGCAAAACTTGAGGACACTAGGGCAGTTGGATTCCAAACACTACAAGATGAAGCTAGACCAATCATTAATGATCTTGAAAAAGCCATTTTTGATTTAAATGAAGAATTACTTAAATTTACATTAGATAGAAGACCATTACATCCAATAGATGATAAAGAACGATATGATGAGCTCAGTGCCTCTATAGAAAAAACTAAAACTAGAATACAAGAACTTGAAGAAGCTGTTGCTTCATACGATGAAGCCAGAGGCAATGTTCCATTACATGATCTAGGCCATATCAAAGCACATCAAATATTAGCACAAGAACAATTTTTATTCGAAGAACTTGCTGAAAAATCAATTAAGAAATATGGCGATTCATTAGAACATCTTGGAAAGACACAGGTTTTTGATAAGATCTTATCTGAAACTGAAAAATTAAAAATTGCATTTGACAAACAGGTTCTATTGTTTGAAGCGGCGGCTGATAAAAGAATTATATCAGAAACAGATGCCAACACAAGAATAGAAAAAGCCAGAAGAGAACTAGAAGACAAGATGATCAAAATCACACAGGCGGCACAAACTGAGATATCCAACATAGAACAAGATGCACTGGGTGATAGAACCAGACAAATTGAAATGGAATTTGCCAACAGAAAAAGAATACTGGAAAGAGCACTTGAAGATGAATTGATCACCAAACAGAGATTTGCACAACTTGAACAAGCTCTGGAAAAAAAGAAACTTGAAGAACTGAGAAAAAACAATGAAGATGTTCAACGAGAGATTCTCATTCAAGAAGAAATGGCCAAAGGCAAAACCAGAGATGAAGCAGAAAACCTAGCAGACTTTGAAAAGAAATCAGCCATGGAAAAAGGTGCATTTGTTATTGGCGAAGGCAAGAAAACATTTGAAGCTCTAGGCAGATTCAACAAACAGGCATTCCAGGCATACAAGGCATTTGCCATTGCAGAAGCCATTGTGTCGACATATCAAGGTGCCGCCAAAGCATTGGCATCATTTCCACCACCGTTCAACTTTATAGCGGCGGCGGCTGTGGTAGCGGCAGGATTGGCCAATGTGAACACAATCAGATCACAATCATACTCAGGTAGACGAGAAGGTGGACCTGTACAGGTGGGCAGATCATTTGTGGTTGGTGAAGCAGGACCTGAAATATTCACACCCAACATGAATGGTCAGATAACACCTAATTCTGCACTGGGTGGCAATGTGAATATCACATTTGAAGTTGGTGCCATTGATTCTCAAGATCTACAAGCAAGACTGGCAGACAACAGAGATGTCATTGTCAGCATAGTCAATGAAGCTGTAAATCAACAGGGTAGAAGGAGCATCATATAATGGCCAGAAGACCAAGAAGAGTAGCCAGAGATAAAAGCACAGGTGTTCCAAAAAAATATCTATCAGGTATACAAGGTTCACAAAGAAAACAGCTGGCTGACACAATCAAAGAGATCAGCAGACTGTACCGAGCTGGTAAACGAATACCACAGAGATTGATCAACAGGAGAATAAGACTTGGCCAAAAAAAGTAAACCATTATCAGCAGGAGAACAAAAGAGCTTGAGAGCCAAAGCCGCAAAGTCTAGATTGTTCACATTCACAGACTTGAAAGCTGTGTATAGAAGAGGCAAAGGTGCATTCCTTGGTGCGGGATCTAGACCTGGTGTAACCATGCAACAGTGGGCAATGGGCAGAGTAAATAGTTTACTGAGAGGTTCAAGAAAACATGATCTGGATATCAGAAGAA